CCCTCACTTAAGGAGTTCACGTGCGTGGATGCCCCCGTGGGGGTGCCTGGGGGTGCCTGCGGGCTCCCGCTGTGTCCTTTGGGGTCTTTGATTATACCACAGATTCAAAGGGCTGTCAAGGGGTGCTTTCCCCTATTGACATCCTTATGGTACTTGTGGTATACTGGATAGTTTATCAGTGTTTTTTCAAGTTATCCACAGGTTATCCACAGGTTATCCACAGGTTGATTTGGGTCAATATGGGGTTTGATCTAGATCAATTGTTTGCCTTTGGGTGACATTATCTGTGCTATGTACACTTTGGCGCTCCTTTAGGTAGACCACAGTTCTCCACAGGACTCCACAGCTAGCAGGAGCTAGCACAGGGCTCCTCTATATAGAGAGAGAGGACTTAGACAGAGCCTTATCTAGCACTAGCTAGCACTAGCGACACTAGGGGAGGGGATACCATGTTTACGGTATTTTTTTCATGAGGGGCCTTGACAGGTGACTAGGGGTGCTTTAAAGTTCAGGGCATGGAACGACAGACCCTCACGGATCTAGAGTTTCCCACCACTACCACTTAAAGGAGTACATCATGATCATCCGCTTCAACCGCACCATCACCCTTTCCTCTGGCAATGAGGCCCGTAACTTCCGCTTCCACAGCCTCGGCCACGGTCGAATTCAGGCTACCTATGAATACACTGACCGCCGTCGCAATCACAAGACGGCACGCAGGTTCACGGTGGAATTCCTGAACTGTAAAGTCGACAGCATCATCGCCCGTAGCGCCAATGGTGGCCGTGTTGAGTTCTTCAAGAACTCCTCTATCCTCGCAGAGCTCATCGAGATGCTCTCCGAATTCCTCGAAGCCTCGCAGGATGTTTCACAGCACCGCGATGCACCTGCTAAGGTCGAGGCTCCCGCTGTTGATCCCGAACAGGATGACACCGCTAGTAACACTAGCACCGACTGCGAACCGATCTACACTTTTTCGGGTATGTACAAAGGAAGTGAGGAAATCGTAGGCAGGATCTGCAAGTACACTAAAGGTGGAGCTATGATTCTTGTCGGTGTGGCATCCATGCACGGCTCCGTCATGAATGCAATCCTGTCCATGTGGAATAACCATATTAAGGAGATTGAAAAGAATGCTTAATCTTAAAGAATACCTGATTGTGTTCATTGGAATTGCAATCATTCTGGGAATCTTTCCCTTGTTTGTCTTTATTTGCAAACTTATGGGAATCTATTACTAAAAGGAGACAAAATGAAAGAAATTAATGACGGAAAGCCTGAAACCAGTACCCATTACATGGGAGCTGTCCAGCCTATTGAATTGATGCTCAATGTATTATCTCATGAGGAATTCATTGGATTCCTAAAGGGCAATATGATTAAATATGCGTTCAGAGCGGGACGCAAAGAAGGGGAATCCGCAGAGAAAGACAGAAACAAATACCTTACGTATTCTGACTGGCTGTTTACTTTCGAGGAATTCGGTACCATCGAGGTCAACGGGGAGTACATCGAAAAAGGTAAAATCAATGGTTAGAGGAGACACGAGGATTTAATAAAATCCATACTCCTAGGGAGAGGTGAAAGAGGCTATAGACTCCTAATGGAATCCAAAGGAAACCACAGTGGTCTATAGTTAAACTATGGGTAATATCCTACATCATCACCTATATAACCCTATATAAGAGAATATAAAAGATCTATAGATATAACTAAGGTACCCCCTATGTCTTATGATAAATTGAATAGTTTTAGAATTGATGGTGAAAATGAATATGATGAGCTTTGTCTTAAATACGGCAAAGCCCGTGTAGATAGGGAAATTGAATTAGAACTTGAAAGCAAGGAAAATGCCTTCAATGCTTTCATGTCTAAGCGTAATAAGGCCATTGAAAGCGGTACTCTTGGCAATATGGGTGCAAGTCGTGTCTTGATTAGTGAAGCCATCCCTGTCATGACTAAGGCCCTTGACAAGTGGTTTAAGGAAGTAGATACTGGCAAGCCCGGTAAGCGTCATGTGATGGCGTCCCTCATTCGTACTCTGTCTTCCGAAGAAATCGCGTTCATTTCCATTAGAACCATCATTGAAAATTCCCTTGGAATCGTGTCTTTAACCAAATTGTCCTCTGCAATTGGTGAAGCTATTGAGGATGAACTTCGGTTCAAGATGGTAGTTGCAACCATGGATAAGAAAGAGCTCAGCAGGTTCAATGCAGGGCTTGATAAGCGTATTTCTATGCAGTTCAAAAAGCGCTATGTTGAAAACAAAGAAAAAATCCTAGCAGACGAAAAGAGACTCAAGAGATGGAACAAGTGGGGTAATGCTAACAGGGTCCAAGTAGGTCTTAAGTTGGTAGACATTTTCATCGTGTCTACTGGCTTAGGTGCCCTTGAGAAAACCATGAGTGACAACAAAAACGTACATTACATTTTCTGTCTTGACCCTGATGTGTTGACGTATTTGGAACACGAGGACACTGAGACTGCGAATCTCATGTTCCAAAATCGGCCCATGGTGATCCCGCCTAAGCCGTGGTCTACCCCTTTTGATGGTGGTTACCTGATTAACCTCAAGAAGCCCATACAGCTTGTTAGAATGCCCTCTAAGGAGTGTGCACAGCTCTACGATGAGGTTGATATGCCTAACGTGTATAAGGCCGTCAATGCCATCCAGTCTACGGCTTGGAGGATCAACCGTAGAGTGCTCGACGTGGCCAATGAGGTCTGCTCTTGGGCACACATCCCAGAAGCCCTTGAGATGCCCTCTGCGACTCCTGCGGAGCCTCCTGTGAGGCCTGTAGAGGCAGACACTAACGAGGAGGTACAACGTGATTGGCGAAGTGCTATGGTGCACTACTATCAAGACGACAATAAGCGTAAGAGCAAGCGTTACCTTGTCAATGGTGTCCTAGCACTGGCAAACACCTACAAAGATGACATGGAAATCTATTTCCCCCACAACCTTGATTTCCGTGGTCGTGTCTATCCCTTGACCCAGTTGAGCCCTCAAGGCAATGACTTTACTAAGTCGCTCCTCGAGTTTGCCGAGGGGGTGCCTCTTGGTGAGAATGGGCATACTTGGCTGGCCTTTCAGGGTGCTAACTGCTACGGCCTTGACAAGAAACCCTTTGAAGAGCGTATTGCTTGGGTCTATGAGAACACCGACATGATTCTGTCTATTGCCAAGGATCCCCTGCAGGATCTCCGATGGACTGAGACGGATTCCCCGTGGGAATTCCTTGCATTCTGTTTTGAGTGGGCGGACTATCTGGATAAGGGCGACTCTTACGTGTCTCACCTCCCGATTGCCTTTGATGGCTCCTGCTCTGGCTTACAGCATTTCTCTGCGATGCTTCGGGATGAAGTCGGTGGGGAAGCTGTCAACCTCATGCCTGACGACCATGTTCATGACATCTATGGCATCGTCGCTACCAAGGTCACCGAGCTCCTTAAAAAGGACTATGACAATGGTACCGATGACACCATGGCTAAAACTGAAGACGGTGACGATTACCTGAAGAAAGGCACCCGCAGTATGGCCACGGAATGGCTCAAGCATGGAGTTACCCGTAAGGTGACTAAGCGTAGCACCATGACGCTCTGCTATGGCTCTAGTAAATTTGGCTTTGCCGAACAGGTTTTAGAAGACACTATTTACCCCGCTCTTTCAAAGAATCCCACGGCATTCAGTCGCCCTAGCCAGTCCGCTAGGTATATGGCTGGATTGATCTGGGAAGCCCTGCAAGGGGTCGTAGTGAAAGCTGTGGAGGCTATGGGTTGGCTTCAGGTTGCAAGCGGCCTGCTCGCTCAGGACAAGGACATTAACGGCCAGAGCCTGCCTACCTATTGGATTACCCCTGCAGGATTCCCTGTAAAACAGAAGTACAACAAGGTTGTGCTCAAGCAACTCAGGACTTTCACTACTGGAACCATTCGAGTCAAGGAGCCCTTCAAGGAAGATAGCCAGATTGAGGAAGGTGCCTCCATCAACCCCGTTGTGTACGAGAGTACCCCCGAGATTGACACTCGAAAACAGAAGCAGGGTATTGCACCCAACTACGTCCATAGCATGGATGCCTCCCACCTTATGCTTACGGTGTGCTCTTGTGTAGACAAGGGTGTCAAGTCCTTTGCGATGATTCATGACTCCTATGGTGCTCCTGCTGGACATGGTGACATCATGTTCACGACCGTTAGAGAAGTGTTTGTAGATACCTACAGCAAGAATGATGTACTGCAGGATCTTCACGACCACATTGAAAACCTTTTGTCTCCTAAGATGGTCGACAAGCTCCCTGAGATTCCCTCTAAGGGGAACCTTGATCTTGAGCGAGTCAAGGAGTCCATGTACGCCTTTAGCTAGCGACAGCTAGTCATTGCTAGCAAGCTAGCCTTTAGCTAACCAAAGCTAATAAAATCCATACTCCTAGGGAGAGTGCTCAAGCCTCCCTAGGTTAAACTAATAAAATCAATACTCCTAGGGAGAGTAACCAATCCTCCCTAGGTTAAACAAACAAGGAAGTAATTAATGTCTAGCAACAACAATCGTTTCACGACCCCCAAGGGTCTCGCACAGTATCCCGCTCTCAAGACTCCTGACACGAAGTTCAATCCCGAGGGTGACTACAAAGTTAATCTTGTCATGGAAGATGATGAGAAGACCAATTCCCTCGTGTCTAAGCTTGAGGCAGTCCTTGAGGACTTCTATGAGAATGACGACAATGTCAAGCAGGCCATTTCTAAGGGTCGCAAGGTGGTGACTCAGGACATCTATGAAAAGGATGAAGAAGGCCGCATTGTGATGAAGTTCAAGCAGAAGGCGGTCATCACGAAGAAGGATGGTTCCAAGATTCCCGTCAAGATCCGACAGTTTGACTCTAAGGGGAAGCCTATTGATGTCAACATCGGTCGAGACAGTGTCATCAAGGTGTCCTTCACTGCCAACCCGTACTACATGCCCTCTACGCGTACCTGTGGGCTTTCCCTGCGACTCCTTGCAGTTCAGGTTATCTCTCTGAATGAGTTCGGTGATGCCTCTGCGTCCTCTTATGGCTTTGAAGAGGAAGAGGGTTATAACGGTGATGAGCATGAGGATTCCTCTAAGAGCTTTGAAGATATTGACAACGATGTCCCCGGAGATTTCTAAATGATTAAGTTTACTTTCGGTCGTAAGCTTCGTGAAGGGCTCGGCCTCCTCCTTACTGATGAAGGCCTTGAAAAGGCTCTTGAGTCCGCAATTGAGACTTACAACTGGCACATTGAAAAGTATGGTAAGGCACCAATTGACTTTTATTGCTCCTTTGCTGGGAACGATAAGAAGGACTTCAAGAACACCACCGCTTTCTATGACGCTAAATTCATCTACGGTGTGATGCCCTACTCGTTCACGTTCTATATCAAGGATAAGGATCTTATCTTTGAAGATTCTGAAGTAGTCGAGTACGATAAGCCTTACAGCATTGATGAATTCCTCAGCAAGGATCTTAGTGATGTTGGTGGTGCCTGTGTCCTTGTCATGTTTGATCATGTTGATGAATCTGCAGAGTGCTTCTGCCGTCCAGACCTTATGATTGGACAAATTCTGTTCGATTGGAGCGATAGTGACAAGAAATACTTCATTCGAGTTTTCGGCTCTTATGAGTATGACATTTATGAAGACGAGGTTCATGAAGGCTGTAGGATTGTGCTTCCTTCTCGTAGCAACCTGCTTAAGGAGCGTAAAGAGGAATAAATGACTACCCGTAGTGCGGCCTATAGTAAAAAGAGGATGCACAACAAGGGAACTTACCGAAGTGGCCTTGAGGAGAAAGTATCGGACTCCATCAGGGCCTTCGGTATTGAGCCTCATTATGAGGAGAAGTATCTGGAGTATATTGTACCCGCAAGTAAGCACAAATATACTCCTGACTTCGTTTTGCCTAATGGGATTCTCATAGAAACTAAAGGTGTATGGGATTCTGAAGATAGGAAGAAACATATTTTAATTAAGGCTCAACACCCTGAGTTGGACATTCGCTTTGTCTTTAGCAGATCCAAAACTCCTATTTACAAAGGAAGCAAAACAACTTATGCGTCCTTTTGTGAAAAGAATGGGATCAAATATTCAGACAAAACAATCCCCCTTGAATGGATTAAAGAGGATCCCAAGGTAATCCCTGAAGGGATTCTTCTTAATAAAGGTTAATTAAAATATGGTTTCTTTCAAGGCTCCAAAGATTGAGGAGCATAAATCTTTTGTCTCTTATAAGAATAGAGAGACTACTAAATATCTTGTCGTTCACTGCTCTGCCACTCAGAATGTGTCATCTTTTACGTGGAAAACCATTGACCAGATGCACAGACAGCAGGGGTGGTTGGGTATTGGTTACCACTTTGTAATTCTTACTGACGGTACCATCCAGAGAGGTAGGCCTCTAGAGGCCATTGGTTCCCATGTAAAGGGTTACAACAACTGCTCTGTCGGTATCTGCCTCATTGGTGGTGTGGATGCTAAGGGCAAGTCTGTAGACAACTTTACAGAGGAGCAGAAGGAGTCTCTTAAGTGTCTACTGGACTATCTCAGAGGGTACTATAAAGATGAAGTCGTTGTCCTTGGTCACAGAGATTTTGCAGGCGTCAGCAAAGACTGCCCTTGCTTTGATGTTAAGGGATGGTATAAGGGCGCTAAGTTTGCTAGGTATGAAGATACTGAGGCGTTCTGGAGTAAGGTAGTATTCTCCAAGGGTGTCTTTAAGGACTTTAATGGAGACCCTGAAGAAGGGGATGTTGTCCGCATTGAATAAAATCAATACTCCTAGGGAGAGAGTATGCAATATGTGAAATCTCTTATGGTTATCCTTGCGTTCATTCTGGGATTAGCTCTAGGTGAATCTATTGAGGAAAAGAGAAATCAAGAGATTCTCCTAGAGGAACAACGGACTCACTTAACGGAACTAAAGTCTCTACAGGAAAGAAAGGATGCGACGATTAACTTACTTCTTAAAGACATGGCTACCACTGATGCTGTGCAATCTGCTATTGATAAGCGGGTTAACCGCCTGCAGTACAACATCAACGCAGGAAACAAAGCCATCATGCAACATACCGATAGAGCTTATGCAGAGTCAGTCATCCAGTGTAGAAACCTACTGTCAGAAGGTGCAGAACTACACGGGGAAGGTGTTAAGATACTCAGAGACACCAATAGACGACTCGAAGCAATAATCAATATTCACAAAGAACAGAACTCTCCTTAGCTCAGTTGGATAGAGCATATGCCTTCTAAGCATATGGTCACAGGTTCGAATCCTGTAGGAGAGACCAAAAAATACGCTGTTTGATTGTACTCCTCTCCTCATAGGAGAAGTGAGGAAGTCCTGCGGCTCTTAGGAGGTCGGGTAGCTCCCGACTAGGATGTCTACCGAAATAGATCCGAATGGGGCAACGGTTACCCCCACAGAAAAATACCCTAGTGGCGAAATGGTATACGCAACTGAATTAGAATCAGTGGAGAAGCAAGGCTCGTGAGGGTTCGATTCCCTCCTAGGGTACCATTTATTTTTTAAAAGAGAGGCAATTATGCAGACTCAGAAGGAACTTGATCGAATGGAATCTGATTGGGAAGCTCGTTGGGAAGACGAGTATCAGGAATATCTTGAGTCCCTTGATGAAGAAGACGACGAGGATGAAGACGACGACTATGATGAGGAAGATAATGACTACTAAAGTTGGATCTAGTGAAGCCCTTTGCATCTGCCATCAGGATAATCTCTATACGTTCGTCCTTAGGTATCCTAGGATGATCCATAGTGAATTCATGACTCACAGGGTATTCAGTCGCAATGCAAGTAGCTCCCGTGCAATCCCTGTAGCTAAGGTTATTGAACAGGTGCGCAATGACCCCTTTATCCCTTCTAACGTCTATATGAATCAATCTGGCATGGTTGGTACTGTTGAGGCTTCTGAGGATACCTATGAGTCTTTTAAGGGTCTTTGGCTTAAAGCTGTAGATAATGCAGTAGCTGTTGCGGAATCCATGGTTGCTCTTGGTGTCCATAAGCAACACGTCAATAGAATCCTTGAACCCTTTCAGTACATTAACGTGATTGTTACTGCTACTGAATGGGAGAACTTCCTGCATCTTAGGCTTGCCAGTGATGCACAGCCTGAGATGCAGGATCTTGCAAGGGCCATTAAGGGTGAGATGGACAAGGTAGGCAATAATATCATTAGTGTCTACCATATTTGTGGGAAGTATGTTAGTCTTCCCTTTATCACTCAAGAGGAAGTTGATGAGCACTGCATGAACTCGTTTAGTTCTTCTGAAGTCCTCATTAATGATCTCATGCTTATTTCCTCTGCACGTTGTGCGAGAGTGTCTTACAACAACCATGACGGCTCTTGTCCTGACGAACGCAAGGACAAGAAGCTGGCACGAAGGCTCCTTGACGCAGGTCATATGTCACCCATGGAGCACCCCTGTATTTGGGCAGGAGACATGCGGTACCATAGAAACCTGTACGGCTGGGAGAGCCTTCGTTGTAAATTTGGTTATTAAAAGATGAATCAAGAGAGTACGTTTCTTTATCATGAACCTTGTCCTAAATGTGGCTCCTCTGACGCCTGTGGAGTCTTTAGCGATGGCCATCGTTATTGTTATTCTTGTAATTCGTATTTTAGAGCTAATGGGGAAGTAATCCATAAAAAGGAGAGTGCTATGTGTAAGGAATGTATTCCTCTTGATGATCTTGATGTGTCTTATCTTTCTGCAAGGAAGATCAGTCAGGACACCTGTTCTAAGTTCAAGTATATGGTGGGTTCCTACAAGGGAACCCCCTGTCAAGTAGCCAACTACTATGATGACAGTGGTAACATCGTAGGTCAGAAACTTAGATTTCCTGATAAGACTTTTGCAGTCCTTGGTAAGATCTCTAATCGACTCTTTGGTTCTCAGTTGTGGTCTTCTGGTAAGAAGATTGTAATTACCGAGGGTGAGATTGACTGTCTTACTGTGAGTCAGCTTCAGTCTAACAAGTGGCCTGTTGTGAGCATCCCTAATGGTGCTCAAGCGGCTAAGAAGGCTATTGAAGATAACCTTGAGTACCTTGACAAGTTTGAAGAAGTGGTTCTCATGTTTGACATGGATGAACCTGGCCGTAAGGCTTGTGAAGAGTGTGCCAAGGTGTTGCCTGCAGGTAAGGCGTTCATTGCTAACCTTCCTTTGAAGGATCCCAATGAGTGCCTACTTGAGGGCAAAGGCAGTGATGTTATTCAGGCTGTTTGGAATGCCAAGCCTTACAGGCCTGATGGGATTGTTGCGGGTACGGACTTGTATGAGAAGTGCGTAACCAACATTGATGATCTTAAGGATTCTGTGGAGTATCCTTGGGTTGCACTTCAGAATAAAACTAAAGGAGCTAGACATGGCGAATTGTATGTCTTCACAAGTGGAAGTGGTATGGGAAAGTCAACAATACTCAGAGAACTCGAATACTACTTTGGTGTTCAAAGGGGAGAACTTTGCGGAATTGTTGCTCTTGAAGAATCTACTCGAAAAACTGGGCTGGAACTCATGTCTATCCATCTCAATAGCCGGCTTATACTCGACCCTGAGTGTGCAGATGAAGGTGAGCGAAGCAGAGCTTTTAGCGAGACAATTGGTAACGGCAGGTTCTTCCTCTATGACCACTTTGGGTCTCTTGATTCAGGCAATCTGCTTAGTAAACTTAGGTACATGATTGTGTCACTCGGCTGTAAGCGTATCTTCCTTGACCATATCTCCATTGTGGTCTCTGGTATGGACACTGATGAGGATGGTGGTGAACGTAAGGCTATTGACAAACTTATGACTAACCTTCGTTCACTCGTTGAAGAGACGGGTGCTACAATGTTCGTAGTGTCTCATCTTAAGCGTCCTGAGAAGAAGGGACATGAAGAGGGGGCACAGGTGTCCCTTAGTCAACTTAGAGGGTCTGGAGCTATTGCACAGCTCTCTGACATGGTGATTGGCCTTGAGAGAAATCAACAGGGAGACAATCCTAATGTGTTGACTCTCAGAGTCCTTAAGAATCGCTTTAGTGGTGACACTGGTATCAGTGGATACCTTTACTACGATCAGGACACTGGCAGGCTTTCTGACTATGAGGCTGATACTGAATGTCCTTTTGAGGATGAAGAAAATGAGTTTTAAAGAGTTTATTTATCCACTTACTTTCTGGTATTACGACAAGGACATGTCTCTTATGGATCGTGCCCTCTCATGCTTTTGGATTATCCTGTTGCTTCCTATAGCTCCTGTGCTTCTAGCCTCTGAGCATGAGTATTCTGCTGAGTACAGAGACCTCAGCTTTCTGGTATTCAAGATCTACGTGATTGCAATGTGGGTGATCTCTATTACAGTAGCTTTCCTTTTGGTGTTCCTGTAGGATCTTTTAGCAAGGCTATTTAAGGAATAGAAAATGCTGACAATTAAAGACAAGTATATTGTATTCGATATTGAAACTGATGGGTTGCTTGATACGACCAAGAGGTTTTGGTGTGGTTGGTTGTACGACTCCTACACTGATTTGTACACTGGTTACACTGATCTTGATGAGTTCTTCGATGCCCTGAATAAGTATGGTACTAGTGGGTACAGCATCGTTGGTCACAATATCTGCAAATTCGACATTCCTGCTCTTAAGAAGCTCAAGGGGGAGAGGTTTGCATTTGATGTTCGAGATGTCTGTATCGACACTCTTGTACTTGCTCGTTTGATCTATGCGAACATTAAGGACACTGACGTTGGCCTCATTCGTTCTGGTAGGCTCCCTAAGGCCCTCTATGGTTCCCACAGCTTGAAGGCTTATGGTTACCGCATGGGTGAACTGAAGGGCACCTATGGTGAACAAGAGGACGCATGGGACAAGTTTACTCATGAGATGTATGAGTACAACAAGCAGGACGTTGTGGTTACCCTTAAGTTGTTCCAGAAGCTGATGGCCAAGGGTTACCCCCTTAAGGCAATCCAGCTTGAGCATGACATTGCTTGGGTCATGGCTAAGCAGGAACGTAATGGGTTTGTCTTTGATAAAGATGCGGCAGTAAAGCTCTATGCTGAACTCTCTGCAAAGAGACAGGAGATCTATGAGAGCCTTGTCTCTGAGGTAGGCTCTTGGACTGTCTACAAGGGAGACAAGATATACAAGCGAGATAACGCTAAGAGGGGCATTAAGGCAGGTGTTCCTTATCCTCAATACGAAGAGGTTACCTTTAATCCCAACTCTCGTAGCCATATCGCTAAGGTTCTTATGGAAAGAGGTTGGGAGCCTACTGAGGTTACACCTACGGGTGCCCCTAAGGTTGATGAAGACACCCTTCAGTCTGCTATGGGTATCCCTCTGACACCTAAGATCCTTGAGTACCTGTTGATTAACAAGCGTATCGCACAGCTTGCTGAGGGTGACAACGCTTGGCTTAAACTTATGAAGGAAGATGAAGATGGGTACTACCGTATTCACGGTTCTGTTAATCCTAATGGTGCTGTTACTGGTCGTGCAACACATTCATATCCTAATGTTGCACAAGTTCCTGCAGGAAGGTCTCCATACGGTAAAGAGTGTAGGTCTCTGTTCACAGTTCCTAAAGGCTGGTTTGAGGCAGGCATCGACGCTTCTGGTTTGGAACTTCGGTGCTTTGGGTCTTTCCTGTTTCCTTTTGACAACGGTGCTTATATAAAGGAAATCCTTGAGGGTGACATTCACACCCATAATCAGAAGATGGCAGGACTTCCTACGAGAGACCAAGCGAAGACCATGATCTACTGCATGCTCTATGGTGGTGGTGACGGTAAACTTGGGGCTGTCATCAATGGTACTGCTAAGGATGGTAAAGCCCTTAAGGAAAGATTCTTTAAGGCTGTCCCTGCATACAAGAAGCTCTGTAGTTCCATTGATAAGGCTCTTGTTGAGTCCTCTGAATGGATTGGTAACACTCAAAAAGTAAAATGGAAGAAACGTGTCCACCCTGATTGCCCTACTCTTAATATTTCTCACCATATTCTTGGGCTTGATCGCCGCCTTGTTTATGTGCGAAGCCCTCACTCGGCTCTGAACACTATCCTACAGTCTGCAGGGGCACTTATCTGCAAGAAGTGGGTGTGCCTTGTTGAGGAGAATATGCGTAAAGCAGGCTATAAGCATGGTTGGGACGGAGACTTTGCCATGATGGCGTGGGTGCATGATGAGACCCAAATCGCCTGTCGCACAAGGGAAATCGCAGAGGACTGCGTAAGGATTGCACAGGAATCCATGAGACAGACTCAGGAGTTCTTTAAGTTTAACTGTCAGTTGGACACTGAAGGAAAGATTGGTGCTAACTGGTTCGATTGTCACTAAGGAGTAGTTATGATTCGTAGACCTATGACCGTAGAAGAGATTGAAAGGGTTCTTAAGAAGAATGAATCTAAGGAGGTAATGGCTTTGTGTAAGACCAACAAAAAGAGCGTTGTTGACATCAAGTGGCTCTATAAGACGGATCCTGTTTTTGGGACTGCAGGTGGTGCAGAAGTTCGCTTGAATGGTAAACTGCTGTTTATGCACATTCCAAATCCCTGTAAACTCTATGAAGACTGGACTGACAAAGAAATCTTTTATGAGATTCTTGAACGTCTTGGCTATGAAGTTGATTGGGAAGAAGAGAGTGTTTACTATGAGGGACCTCAGAAAGAAAATGAATAAGTATCTTAGTTTTCTTAAATATATTGACCAGAACAATCCGAAATTTCAGGCGGACTTCTGTCGTGAGAACGCCAAGCTGATTGCTGAGGCGGCATCTAGGGGTCATATTACGGCCATTAATTACTATAATGAAGCCACTAATTATTGGAGGCTCACTTGTAAGGCATATGCTATCCTTAAGGCTTGTGAATAATGAGATATGCTTTTGTAGATGGTGATATTCTAGCCTTTAAGGCGTCCTCTGCTGTCCAGAAGGATATCGACTGGGGTGATGGTCTTTGGACTTGTCATGCTGAAGTAGATGACGCATGGGATTACTTTACCGACATGCTTATTGCTATTGATGAGAAGCTGAATAAGCATTTTGTTGGTGAAGAGATTACCTATGTATTCTGTTTCTCCGATGAGGATAACTTTAGGAAAACCTACAATCCTGACTATAAGTCCAATAGGCGATCTAATCGTAAACCTTGTTGTTACAAAGGTCTTGTAGACAAGATTAAAGAAACCTACATTTCTCATACAGTCAAGTACCTTGAAGCTGATGATGTTGTGGGTATCTACTGCACTAGTCCTGTCTATAAAGATATTTGTGTCGCAGTGTCTATGGACAAGGATTTCAAGACAATCCCCGGTTACTTCTATGATTTCGGTAATGATGTCTTTCATAACATCACTGAGAAGGACTCCAAGAAATGGCTGTGCTATCAGACCCTAGTAGGGGACGTTACAGACGGCTATAAGGGGTGTCCCACTTATGGCCCTGTGAAAGCCAATAAGCTCCTTAATGGGCACCCTGATTCTGAATGGTGGCCTGAGGTTTTGAAAGCATTCAAGTCTCAGGGTCTTACTGAAGAGGATGCCATTAGAGAGGCAACTATGGCTAGAATCTTGCACTATGAAGATTACCCTTTAGGTAAATCTGAGGGCTTGCCCAAGAAGTACAACCCCTTTTAATCAATACTAATACCCCTAGGGCTATTTTTAATTAAATCAATAGTCCTAGGTAGGAGGAAGACATGAACAAAGAAGAAAACAACGTTATTGAGGAAGAAGAGTTTCCTTATGTTCCTAAGGATCTCATTGAGAGACTTGAGGATATCTTTGATATTCGAAAGATGATTTGGTATGAAAAGAGTAATGAGACTCTTCTAGGTATTCAACAGGTTGTTACCTACCTTAGAAATAAACACGACAAACAGAATGGAGATAACTGATGGGTGGACTCTTTAGTAAACCTAAGGCTCCTGAGGTTAAGGTTCAGGCTCCTGCCATTGAGCAACCTGTACTCGAACCTGAGGCTCCTGAAATGGGTGCTGAAGAAACTGCGGAACACAAGAAGAACAAGGGCAAGAAGGCCCTGAGGATTGATTATGTGGGTTCTGGCAGAGGGACTAACATCCCTAAGTAACGTGTCTAGGATTGGTGTCTTGCAGCCTAATGATGGTGACATCCTAGAACAGATCATCGACAAGGGTGCGAAGATCATCAAAGATGACCCTGACTCCCTCCCTTTCATTAAGAAATATGCTGACGTAAAGGTAGTGCGTAAGTTTCTTAAGGGTGTCATTAGTGGTGAATTTGAAGACTTCATCGTCCTTGTTTTCTATAACAAAGAAAATGCTCTCTCGGGTGCATCCCTAGTGTCTAGGGGGAGACCTTGGTATGCACCTGAGGGAGTAACATTTTTAAATGAAGAGTGCACTGTAGCTTTCCAAAAGGGTCTTGGTTTGTCTAGAGCAATGGCTTATGCTCTAGAAAATAGGGCATGTACTAACGTAAGATTACTGGCCTTCTCTAACGCCAACACGCTCAACAACAAGATGTTGGAGAACACCTATGAGAAACACTTGGGTTACTCTTCATACAAAACTTTTTACAAGGAAATTTAATGGGATTTTTTAGTAAGATCACTAAGCCTTTCAAGAAGGTTGTCCACAAGATTACTGGTATAGGCAACAGTGGTCAGAGTGCCCCTGAGGCTCCTACGCCTGCTCCTGAGCTTGATCTTACGAACCCTGAGGGTGAAGCTGAGAAGAAGGAAGAAACCGAAAAGGTTCAGCTTCGTAAGGGTAAGAAGGGTCTTAGAATTAAGAAGGCAGGGAATGCTGATGTGTCTGCAGGCGCAGGCCGTAACCTTGTCTAACATGGAGGGTTATGATGGTTGGTAATCAATCATTGAATGATGGGAGGGACGGTTGGAATGGCAACTAGTGAACATACCGCAGGAAATATCCCTCTTGAAGGCGCTAAGACGACCTATGACAAACTCACGACAGACAGAGACCCGTACACACAGAGAGCAGAGAAGTGTGCAACCTACACGATCCCTATGCTCTTTCCTAAGGAGTCTGATGATGGTGGTACTAACTATTCCACTCCTTACAATTCTGTGGGTGCTAGGGGTCTTAACAATCTTGCCTCTAAGCTTCTTCTTTCTCTGTTGCCTCCTAATCAACCTTTCTTTAGACTGGGGTTGGACGCGGAGTCGACTGTAGCTCTTAATGAGTCTGCTGACGACCAGCTGAAGGACAATATCGAATACGGTTTGTCCATGATGGAACAACAGATGATTAAGTACATGGAGTCTCAGTCTCTTAGACCGACTCTTTTTGAAGCTATTAAGCAACTTATCATTGCAGGTAATGCACTTCTGTTCCTACCTCCTGCTGAAGGTGGTATGAGGTGCTATACTCTTCGTGAGTACGCTGTTCAGAGAGACACCATCGGCAACGTCCTTCAGATTGTTGCTAAGGACACTGTTTCCCGTGGTAGTCTTCCTGATTCCATGCAGTCTGCTCTCCCTGATTCTGGTGAACCGACTATCAACGAAAAGGTAGACATCTATACTCACATTTACCGTGTGGCTAGTGGAGACACCTATCAGTGGGAATCCTATCAGGAGATTGAGGGTGAACCTGTTGCAGGTAGTGAGCAGACTTATCCTGCAAACAAGAGTCCTTGGATTCCCCTTAGATTCAATAAGAAGGATGGGGAACACTACGGTAGATCCTTTGTTGAGGATTACCTTGGAGACCTTATCTCCCTTGAGAATCTCTCTAAGAGCATTGTGGATATCTCCATGATTGCCTCTAAGGTTCTGTATCTCGTGTCTCCTGCTTGTCAGACTAACATCAGGGCTTTGGCTAAGGCGGCGAACGGTGCTTTTGTTAGAGGTCGTATGGAGGACGTTGTTCCCATGCAACTCAATAAGAGCATGGACATGCAGACGGTACTCACTACTGCTCAACAGATTGAGTCTCGTTTGTCTTATGCGTTCCTTCTTAACTCTGCAGTACAGAGTGGCGCTGTAGGTAGAGATAGAGTTACCGCAGAAGAGATTAGGTACGTTGCAGGTGAACTTGAGGATACCCTAGGTGGTGTCTATTCTCTCCTGTCTCAGGAGCTACAGCTTCCTCTTGTTGCCTGTGTCTACAATCAGATGCAATCTCAGGGTTTGCTCCCTGTGGTTGACGAGAGTATTGCAGAGATTGAGCCCTCCATTATCACGGGTATTGATGCTCTTGGTAGAGGACAGGATCTTAACAATCTAGCTCAGGCTTTGCAGTTGATGCAACAGTTCCCTGAGTTTCTACAGACTCTAAACGTTGGTAATCTTGCTACTAGGATTTTTGCGGCGGCTCATATTGATGCTACGGGTCTAGTGAAGACTCCTGAGGAACTTCAGGCAGAACAACAGGCCGCTATGGAACAGTATGCCCAGCAACAGGGTATTGACGCAGGTGCACAGATGGCTGTCAATGAAGCACAGCTAGAACACTAGCACAGCTAGGACACTAGCACAGCTAGGACACTAGCACAGCTAGGACACTAGCACAGCAGGCACCTGAATAACTAAAGGATAACTAATGACTGACTTTAATGAACCTCAGTCTCTCACTGAGGAGGCTGAAGCACAGGGTATCGAGATCATGGAGTCTTCTACGACTCAGGTTGAGGTTGACCCTGATATTGGAGACCCCCTTCTTCAGAACGAAAAGTCGGGGGAAGAACATAATGAAGAACAAGCTAATGGAACTGAAGGCCACGATTATGATGTGGCTGTTCATGATCGAAATGAAGATCAAGAGAATCTTCAAGAAGAAGTAGACAAGCACGAAAAGGCTATTGATGCCGTGAAGACCTCCCTTAAGGAAAAGGGTGTTGACTTCAATAAGGCTGTCCGAGAATATCAGGAGCATGGCAAGCTCTCCGATGAAACCGTTGCTGAACTCGAGAAGGCAGGCTATCCTTCTGAGGTTATCGAGGGTTTCATTGAGAGTCGAAAGGCTCTTGAATCTCGCTTCACTGAGGCTGTTTATGATTCCGTAGGGGGTACTAAGGAGTACAATCGTATTGTCGATTGGGCATCCAAGAATCTCCCTCAGAAGACGATTGACTCCTTTAACAGAGCAATCGACAACAATAATCTGGAAGCTGTCTCCCTCATGCTTGAAGGCATGAAGTCTAAGATGACTTCCAAGATGGGTACCGCTAATAAGTCTATTCACGGCGGTACGGCCACTCCTGTGAATCGTCCTAAGGGGTTTGCAAACAAATCTGAAGTGATCGAGGCTATGAGCGATAAGCGCTATGGCAGGGATCCTGAATACACCCGACAGGTCGAACAGAGAATGTGGGCCACTAGTGTTTAATTTTATCTATAACAACAAATCTTATATACTTTAAAAGGAAAATAATTAAAAATGGCTGCTCCTGCTGCTACTGGTATTTCCAATCCTGGTCAGGCTCTCTCTGAGGGCGAGCGTGATGCACTCTTTATGAAGGTCTTCACGGGTGAAGTTCTGACTGCTTTTGCTCGCACCTCCGTTATGATGTCTCGTCATCAGGTGCGTACTATCTCTCATGGTAAGTCCGCTTCGTTCGCTGTTATGGGCCGTACCCGTGCTAAGTATCTTGCTCCGGGTAGCTCCCTTGATGACCAGCGTAAGAAGATGGAACACAATGAACGTGTCATCGCTATTGACGGTCTCCTTACGGCTGACTGCCTTATCACGGATATCGACGATGCGATGAACCATTATGACGTTCGAGTTGAATACTCTCGTCAGCTTGGTGAAGCTCTCGCTATGGGCGCTGACTGTGCTATTATCAATGAGCTCGCCAATGAGGCCGCTAAGTTCAAGGACGGCAATATTCCCGACAATGGTAAGGATGATGACCTTGTTCCGGGTACTGGTAAGGCTTTTGAGTTTGCTACGGGTCTTGAGATTTCGCAGGAAGCTGGGTATGGTAATAAGATTCTTGAGGCTCTCCTTGCGGCTCGTGCCCAGATGACGAAGAACTACGTCCCGCAGGGTGACCGTTATTGCCTTCTTACGCCTGAAGGCTACTCTGCTGTGATGAAGGCTCTCATGCCCGATGCCGCTAACTACCATGCCCTCTTTGATCCGAACACGGGCAAGCTCCAGACGATTTGCGGTTTTGAAGTGATCGAAGTTCCGCACCTCCTCAACAATGGTGTTGATGGCAAGCATAAGCTTAATGAGAAGTACACTGACGCTAAGCTTCAGGGTATCGTGTTCCATCGCTCTGCTGTTGGCACGGTCAAGCTGAAGGATCTCGCTATGGAACGCGCTCGCCGTGCTGAATATCAGGCTGACCAGATCATTGCCAAGTACGCGATGGGCCACGGGGGTCTTCGTCCCGAAGCCGTTGGTGTTATCGTTAAGGATGCTCAGGTTTAATAGATGACCCTTGAAGAAGTAAAGAAGGCTTACGAGACTACTTACTTCTGTCAGGTGCACAAGTGGGGGTATCAGCTTACCCCCGAGGAGGCTCAGGAACTGGGTCTCCTTAGTGCAACTGCAAAGCCTGTTAAGCCTCGAAGAACCGTCGAAAAGAATAACAACAAGGAAGAATAATGATTGTAACTCCTAGCACTGAACTTGATGCAGTAAATGAAATTTTGTCATCCGTAGGCTCTAGCCCTGTTAATTCTCTTGAGGATGATGCTAATGTGGATGTGCTGAATGCTGTAAGAATCCTTAAGGCTGTCAGTCAAGAGATCCAGTCTAGGGGTTACAGCTTTAACACTCTCACCAGTGTTACCTTGAAGCCTGACTCTTTTACTAACAAAGTCGCTTATGGTAGAGACTTCCTAAGGGCTGTCTCTACTAGTTATAAGTTCGTAAGTAGAGAAGGCTATTTTTATGATCTTGATTCAGGGAATCTAGAGTTCCCTGAAGGCATCACTCTGGATGAACTTGTCAAGGAGCTTCCTTTTGAGGAGCTTCCTCAGGTCTTCAGAAAGTATATTACTGTTAGAGCCAGTAGAGTCTTTCAGATGAGGTATCTTACCTCTGCGGACATCGACGCGCACCTTCAGCTAGAGGAGAGTGCGGCTTATGCAGATATTGTAGACTATGAACTGACGGATGGTAACTATAACATCCTCAATGATGACCAGTTCATTAGTCAGCAGACTCAGAGGAGCTAAACATGCCTCTAGTATCTCAAAGCATTCACTCATTTAAAGGCGGTGTCTCTCAACAGCCTGACATCATCAGGTTTCCCGATCAGGTAACTGAGCTTGTCAATGGGTTTCCTAATGAAGTTGAGGGTCTACAGAAGAGACCTCCGACTCTCGCAATCAAACGTTTGTCTGACCGTGTTGATGCTACAAAGAAGAAGTATCATGTAATCAATAGAGACGAACAGGAAAAGTACATTCTCCAGATTGGATCTGGGGAGTATCAGATCTTTGATCTTAATGGTGAGCCTAGGACATGCACGTTTGAAGATGATGAGTCAAAACAGTACATTACCACTAGTGACCCTAAGGGCAAACTAAAGGCAGTTACTGTTGCTGACTACACCTTTGTACTTAATACTGAGAAGGAGGTCGGCGCTGTAGAAGGTATGTCGCCTGCGGGTAAAAAGGATACTACTCTGGTGTACATCAAGAATGCCCAGTATGCTAAGACTTACGCCATTTATGTGGATGGCGAGTATATGTGCGGCGTTATTACACCTGACGGTGGTGAGGCTAAGCAGGCTGTCCAGACTACTACTGCCTTTATTGCTAGAGCCTTGTATGCACTTCTTAATACTGGTAAGAAACCTGATGGTGGCAATCCTGACGTTGGTGGCACCTATGATGACCTGTTGAATCAGGTTGGTGGTAGAGCGTCTATGGGTTACTCTAGGTCTAGTGCGAGCATGAGCTCCTATAACGTAGGTCTAGTTGGCGACTCTGTTATTACGATTCAGTCTAAGTCTGGGTGGGATCCTCCTAATGTCCTTGTTAAGGATGGCTTTGGTAACCAGAACGCTATTGCCTACATGGGTAAGGTTACGGCTGTTAATAAGCTACCTCCGATTGCCCCTGAGGATTACATCATGCAGGTGTCCGGAGAAAAGAATTCCGAAGATGACGACTTCTATGTAAAGTGGGACGACAAGCATAAGGTGTGGAAGGAAACTGTAGCACCTAGGATTCCCACTAAGATCAACCCTAAGAATATGCCTCATGCTATTGTTAGGCAGGAGGATGGAAGTTTTCTTCTTAAGAAGCTCCCGTGGGTTGATAGGGGCTCTGGTAATGAAGACACTAACCCTGATCCTTCGTTCATTGGCAGGAAGATTAACGATATCTTTTTCTATCGTAATCGCCTAGGGGTCATCGCTGATGAATCCATTATCCTTAGTGCAACAAACGACTTCTTTAATTTCTGGTTTAAGTCCTCTGCGGCTATTGCAGACACTGACCCTATTGATGTCTCGGTTTCCTCTAATAAGGTTGCCATTCTGACTCATGCTGTGCCCTTTGCAAGAGAGCTTATGTTGTTCTCCCGTGAAGGTCAGTTTGTATTGTCTAGTGATGGTGTCATGGCCCCTAAGAGTGTCAAGTGTGACCAGATCACTAACTTTGACTATGACACAAATGTTCAACCTATCTCTATTGGCCCTTCGATCTTCTTTGTGAATGATCGAGTAAACTACTGTTCTGTGATGCGCTACTACTCCTTGCAGGACGTGGCTGACCTTAAGGATGCTGAAGACGTAGCCGCACATGTGCCTACGTACATCCCTAATGGCATCACTAGACTCTCTGGGAACACCACAGAGAACATAGTTACGGCTATCTCCTCTACTACCCCTAATATCGTATACTGTTATAAATTTATTCTTGTTAACGCCACTAGTGAACAGCAGGCTTGGTTCAAGTGGGAATTTGCAAACAAGAATTCTGAAGTTCTTCTAGCGGAGTTTGTTGACTCAGAGATTTATCTTCTTATCAACTCTCCGAATGGTCTGTATCTAGAGAAAGCATTGTTGACAGGTAACGCTGTTGACTTCTCTGATGAGCCTACTAGGCTCTTTATGGATCGTAAGAAGAAGTATGTAATTCCTCAGTCCAATAAGTACAGTGACTATGAGGATTATACTGAGGTGTCCCTTAATGATATCTATGGTGCTATCCCGTCTACTAAGGATCATAAGTATTTCATTGTCACTAAGGACGGTTACGTTACTGAGGTTGCTGATTGGGATTCCAATGGTGTCTTTAGGATCCAAGGGGACATGAGGGGTGTTGAGGTATTTGTGGGTCTTACCTACAAATTCTGTGTGACTCTCTCTAAGCAGTCCATTAAGAGGAATACGGATACTGGAGGTGTTATCTCTGAGATTGAAGGTAGGCTACAGCTTAGATACTTCTGGTTGAACTATAGTAAGTCTGGTGTATTTGAGTGCAAGGTTGATAACGAACTTAAGGAAAAGCACTTTAAGTATAGGTTTACTGGAAGGAACCTTGGTGAATCTCCGACTATCTTGGGGGCAAACAAGGTTTACACGGGTAAGTTTAAGTTCCCGATTCAAGACAATAATGATGAAGTAGTCATTACTGTCTGCTCCGACAATGTCCAACCTATTAACCTGATTTCAGGTGGTTGGGAAGGTCTTTACATTAGAAGGAATAGTAGCGTATGAAGTTGAAACCCTTAACTCCTGAGCAGAACAATTTGCTTTGCGACATCGCAATCCATGCTATGGAGAGCTGTGTCTGTAATGAAGTTGAGATCCCCATTGAACACTTTGTTTATGAAGGGGTGTATTACAGAACATGTTTTATCCCTAAGGATGTAGCTATTATTGGAGCTTACATCAAGATCCCTACTACTGTAATTGTCAGTGGGGATTGTTATGTTACCCTAGGGAATACTGTAGGGAGGCTTAAGGGTTACAACGTCATTCAGGCTGAAGGTGGCCGTAGGCAAGCCTTTAGGGCACTTGAAGACACACACATTACGATGTGCTTTAGGACTGATAAGGTTGACCTAATGGAATGCGAGAAAGAGTTTACTCCGGAGTGGATGCTATTAACAACTAATAGAAAGGAATTGATTAAAGAATGAGTGGTGTAGTTATCGGAGTAGGCGCCGCTGTTGGTGCAGTAGTTGGTGGTGCAGGTTCTCTATATGGAATCTCTAAACAGAACCGTAGCATGGTTGAAGCCTTCAAGAAGAAGATGCACTACCTGCAACTAAACTATAACTACAATCAGGCGTCACTTGACAGGCAAGAAAGATCAATGTACGACTCTGCACTAAGTGAGTTGTTTTCTTTGTCTCTTAACGCCTACCAGAACAATTCGCAGATTGAAGCGGCTATTGCTGAGACAGGTCTTGACGGTAGATCTCAAGATAAGATCAAGCAGACAATTAGTGGGCAGACTCTTAGACAAGAGACGGCAACTAAGGAAGCCTACCTTAATGATGTGTGGAATGTAAGGTTTCAGAAGGACGCTCTTTATATTCAGACTAAGGCATCCGTTGAGCAAGCGAGGGATAACCTCAACAATAACCTTATTGGTGGCTCTAGGGCTTTCCAGCAGTTCCTCAGCGGTGCGATCACTGGTGCCGCTATGGGTGCCGCTACTGCAGGTATTGGTAGTGCCGTTGGTGGTGCACTTGGTGGTGCTACGGCCTCTACTGCTACAGGCGCACTCAGTGGTGGCGCAGGGGCCGCAGGCGGTGCGGGGGCTGTTACTGCTGAGAGCTTCTTGGCCTCTTATGGGATTTCGGCTAGCACTGTCCCGACACTTGGGGCATCTACTATGGCTTCTACGGGAGCGGCCGCAGGTGCATCTACTGGATCGTTGGCGGCTCTTGGAGGGGCAGGCACCCTTGCATCTACTGGTATGAGTGGTGCATCCTCTAGTGCGTCTATTGCATCCAATACTGGAGGTAGCTTCCTTGGTAACGTAATGGCTAATTACCAACAGTACAAACCCTATGTTGACTTCGTACAGCAATGGGCTAACTATTACAACTCTAACATTACCCCTAGAGAACGAGGAGGTTACTTTTACTAATGGCTTATAAAAATTCAGACGGTAATTCTTCCATTGCCAATCAGTGGGGGCAGTGGAGATATTTCAACTCTGCTTTGGATAAACTAGGTAATGCTAAGCCTGCTACAATTTCTATCAACGAAAATAATGTAACTATCCCAGAAGCAGACAATTGGCTTGAATGCTTTAAGGATGTAGCTAAGGCTGTTAAGGGTGGTTTTGAAGCTAAGAAGGAGCTGTCTTATAAGCTAGCTGATGATTACCTTAAGTCGCATTCTCTTGAGCAGTACCGTGAAGAGATGACCAAGGGTCTTGTGCCATTCCAAGATGACCCTCTTGCAATGGCTAGACTTAAAGAGTCCCATGGTCAGATGCTTTTTCAATACATCACTGAGGACTTTCAACGAAGAGTCGACACTAATGAATTTAAAGGAAAGGCTCCTGAAGAGGTCGATGCAGAGTTCTTTAAATTCATGCGTGAGAATGTGTCTGATGTAGCAAAACAGTTTGGTTACAGCTCTAATGACGTGTTCTTTAACAGGGGTGTCTTTGCTAACTCCCCTGCAGAACGCATCAAGATGATGACACGCCAGAAAGAAGTTGAACATAAGTTCAAAGTTCAGGATATGTTCATCACCGAATCTGCCAAGGTTCATGCAATCATCCAGAATGGTGGTAATGCGGAAGCACTTGTTGGTGCCCTTAGAGAAATGGACCTTACCGTTGGTAGGTTCCTTGATCCAGAACATCAAAATAAGCTGTGGACTAGTGTCATCAGTTCTCTTGAGAACAGTCCTGAAGGGTTCTTTACTCTACAGCAACTTGCAGACTCTAAGGATCTACCGTTTGCTAATGGCGTAACCCTTAGGGAATATCTTGGTGAAGATGGGTATAAGACTTCCCTTATTAAGGCTTATAATTATAGGTACCAGAGAGACACTAAGGCTTACCTTGACTATCAGAATGGCCTTAGTAATCTAGCAGATAGCGGAGAGCTTTCCGTTCTTGAAGCCATTAGAAATAGTGAACTGGAGGCTAATGGCAACATCCTTACGGACAGAGTAAAGGACATCGAAAAGGCTGTAGATAGGGCTAGAGAAGTCCAGCGAAGCACCTTGAGAGCAACTGCTGTAAAGGCCCAAAATGAACAAAAGGCTCTTATCAAGCAAAACCTAGCTAAGAAGTTTCTAAAGGACGCTTCGCTTGGAAAGGAGCTTAAGAGTAGTGACTCTTCTGATCTCTCTTCAGACGATATAAGTGTTGCCTTTGACTCTATGATTGAGAGTGGTGAGATCACTACTGAGGGTGCCCTAGGGATTGCTAAGAACTCTTCTGTTCCCTTTAGGGACAATCCTGCAAGACGCTATTTCAAGGACAAGGCTGAAGCGGCTAGTGAGAAGCTGACTGGTATTACGACTGACTATCTCAATAGTGGGATGAAGCCCGAGACTATCCCTAAGGAGCCTCCTGAGGAGATCACTCAGATGATTGAGCTGTACCGTACTGATCCTCAGTCTTTCTTGTATGCTACTGGTAGCACTAAGGGTTTCACTGAATCTATCCATGGTGCTATTCTTCTAATGGAAGGAGGCAGGTCTTGGGAAGATGTTGTAAAGAGAACTGCAGGCTTTGAAAAACTCAAGGCTGACTCCAAGGGAAGAGCAAAGATTGAGGGTCTTAGAATCAAGGTCAACACTGGTGTAACTGAGATCTCTAAGGTTATTGGCACCGAGATTGACCAAACAGGCAAGGACTTCATCTACAATATGGCTTGTAGATTTGTAGGCTCTGGCGAGTCTCCTAGTAGAGCCGTAGAGTTGGCTAAGGATGTCTACCAAAATCAGTACGTGACTCTCCTAGGTACTAGCATCCCTGCTAGAGTGTTTACCTCTAGATCTTATGGTAGTGCTGATCTTAAGATGGCTAAGGAGCTATTTAGAGAGGAGTTCGACTATGGGGATGACTCCAAGTATTCTGTAGATTACAACGAAGAGTTTGGAAGACTTGTTGTATATGAGAAGGGGACGTACAACTACGTCAAGTCATACACGACTGAGGACATCCAACGTACTCTTGACAAGGCCGCTGAAAGAAAGGCTAAGGAGCTTGAAAAGGAAATGAATGCAACTGTCTTTGATAGACTTTCTAAACTAAATAGTGGAACTGACTAATGAATCCTAGACGTAGTGCTTGGGGTGACTTCGAGAATACGGAGCATCCCTATGATGGTATCATTAAGGATACTGCTGAGAGATACGGTTTGAACCATTCTCTATTCAGACGACAACTGTATCAAGAATCACGATTTAACCCTAACGCTGTGTCTCGTGCAGGTGCTATGGGTATCGGGCAAATCATGCCTAAAACTGCAAAGGCTTATGGTGTGACCGACCTTAGCACCCTTAAGGATCCCTTCTTTAACATCGACCTTGCAGGTCGTATTATGAAGGATAACCTTAAGTATGCTAAGGGCAATCAATATGCGGCATTGGCTATGTACAATGGTGGTACTGCCGCAATGAAGAACTACCTTAAGGGGAACTATAAAAAGCTCCCTAATGAAACTTGGAATTACATTGACACCATCGGTGATGATGACAGGTGGGGGGAACAGAAGGTAAATGAGTCTGTCCCCACCGTTAATCCGAGTGAGTCTCCTAAGATTGAGCAATCCTTGGCTCCTTCTGAGGAGTCCTTGATTGACAGGGAGCCTGTATTTACTAACCTTGATTTGCCTGAGGCATCTAAGGAGATCAAGCCCTTTATCAAGGATCCTATTGATGAGGATGCTGTAAGGGCGGCTCTTGCTAATACTACTAGGAGTAGACTTATCGGTATCAGTTTTCGCTCAAAGCGTTGGGCTGACAATCGTTATGTCTATGACCCTTCTCAGGATACATCGGATGAGCCTCAGGTCGGTTTTACGGGTGGCTTGAAGCACGGTTATGTCCCTACATACCTTAGGATGTCCTTTGCTGACGGGAGCATCTTTGGTGAACAGTTTGCCCCTACGGATGAACAAAGGGGGGAAATCCTAGGCAAGGTGGGGTACAACATGGATAGGTACTATGCTGTACTCAATGGTGCTACTTCGATGGAGGATGTCGAAGAAAGACTTAAGATCAATGATGAAGTAATCAAGTATAGGCAGGCTGAAGCTAAAGCAGGCTGGTTCTCTTCGATTACTTCTTCTATTGGTAGCGCTGTTGTAGATCCTTTGTCTTATGTCCCCGCACTTGGTGCGTATGGCATGGCAGGAAGGGTGCTCACAGGTGCCGCTTTGGGTGCTGTGTCTAATCAGATTGATACCTACGTGTCTGGTGCAGAGCACGACATCATGGAAGACATGCTTGTTGGTGCCATGTTTGGTGCAGGTATTGAATTTGCATTCAAGGGCCTAGGAAAGAGTGGGCACTATGTAGGTGATACTGCTCGTAGAGCCAAAATCATCAGGGAATATCAGGAGGCAGGTAAGGAGCTTCCTTCTGAGGTCTTTGATGGTATTGGTGGGTCTACTAAGGTCGCTACGTCCTTGAACAATCTCCTTGACAACATCGAACGAAGAGTTCCCCTTGTGTCTACTAAGGGTGTCTTTCAGGCTCTTGAGTCTACTAACTTTAGGAAGTTCTGCGAGTCTGTCTTTGTAGACCGTGGTTCTGGTTATGTGGATGAGAACGGTGTTCACTATGCAACGAGGTTCCAAGGGCAGACTGTAGAGGAGAAACTTAGAGCCGCTCAGATTGACTTTGAGAACTTTGAGTCAGGCTATAGAGAGAGTTTCAATAATCTCAGAAAGCTAGGACTTGCTGATGCTGAAATCAACCTAGCAATTTGTCAGGCTATTGAGAATGGTGTAACCCCTTCCAAGTTTGTAGGTAATGAAGAGTTCAGTAAGATCGTAGAGTCTACTAAGGATTTCCTTCAGAAAACCTCTAAGGTTGGCCAGAGAGGCGGCTATGTCCCCAGAGTAAGTGACCCTAGAAAGGTTGGTGATCTCTTTGACCCTAAGCTCCCTAGAGGCCCTCAGGTAGAGAAACTTGTTAATGAACTTTCTCACGCTCTTGTTGATGGTGCACTCGCTAAGCCCGAAGTAAGACAGAGAATCCTTGACTACTACAAGAAGAATATCTACGATAAGCTCAAGGCTGAAAGGGAAGCACAGATTGCCGAGCAAGACAAGAAAAAGGACATCAAGTACCAAAAGGTAGCTAAGGCTTCCAATAAGATTATTTCTGACAAGTCCGCTCAAGCCTCTAGAAGTATTGAGCGTATCCAAGAAAGAGGAGACGTTAGAGGTGACAATCTAGCTGATAGGTACAATGAGCTAGAACCTGCCTACAATAAGGCTAAGAACAAGATCTCTGAGGATATCTCTAATGACCTTGAGAAGGCTGAAGCTGACTACAATAAGGCTGTTAAGGAAGCTAAGGATAAATCTGAGAAGAAAACCAAAGAGCTAGAGAAAGAGTACACTAAACTTGATAAGTCCTCTGATGCCGACATTGATGCCGAAATCAACAAAAAGATTGAGAGCCTTAGAAAAGAAGCTGAACTAAAGAAAGAGTTGGCTAAGGCTAAGGCTGAGACCGAAGGGCAAGCTAATGCCGCACAGAAGAGATACGACAAGTACGTAAGCACTACCCTTGTAGAGAGAGCTAAGAAACTCAAAGAGAACGCTCTTAAGGCTAGAGAAGCTAAGAAGGAATCTCTCCTTGAGGCCCTCGAAGCAGAAGAGCAGAGACTTAAGAATACCTTAGAAAACAAGAAGAAATCCTACGAATCTAGAGTAGAGGGTATCCAGAAGAGAGAATCCGAGAGACTTAAGGAACTTGAGAAGAAGCTCATCAAGGATAGAGACTCTATTATCGAGAAGATCGAAGCTGTAGAGAAAGAAACTGCAGATAAGATCAAAGCTAAGGAACGAGAGGTTAGTGAAGTCCAGAGACAGCAACACAAGGCTCAGGACTTAGTTAGACAGGAGAAGTTCGAGGATAATCTTGAGCCACTTCCTGATGAGCCTGATTGGGTAGATGTGCTTGAGTGGATGCAGAAAGAGGCTAGGGAGGATGCTCTTGGTTGGATCGACCAAGGTACTTCCATGGGTAGGGCTATTATCACTGATGGTAACATTGCAAACATCAAGTATGACCCTGAGGTGACTAGAATCCCTTGGGATACCTCTGTTGCTACCCGTAGTGGGTTGTCTATTGACAAGCTACGTAGGGATCCTCTTGAGGCTGTCCGTATGCACCATAACAAGGTTATTGGCGACAATATCCTCCTTAGTTACGGGTGTGAGAACTTGGGTGACTTTGAGAGTATGTTGGGTAAGATGTGGTCTGAGGAGGTTAATTCTACCGTAGGTGGTAGAGTTGACGCTAAGAAGTTTGCACAAGCTCAGGAGCAACTTATCAACATGATCTATAACAAGCACCATAGTATGTCTGATGTCAATAGCTCTTGGCTTGGTGCTATGGTGGATGTCATCAGAAACCTTACGTTCTTCTCTAAGAATGCTATGATGGGTATGGCTAATCTCTTTGAACAGGGGGAGGCTATTAAGCACTATGGGGCCCTGCATTTCTTTAAGGGTGTCCCTCTTGTTAGAGAGCTTTTTGATAACTGGGCTAATAACGGCATGACCAATGCAGAGATTAGACAGGCTCAGTCTCTTATCTTTGGTATGTCTGTAAGAGAGACAGGTCTACTTAGAGACATTGCTACGGAATCTTTTGAGAAGCAACTACGTAGGTTCAATGGCGATAAGGCTAAGTCTATTCTTGTTGCGGCAACCGATACTCTTGCTCAGGCTTCTCCGTTTACTAAGTTCCTTCAGAATACTGAGAACTCCATTGTGGAGGCTTCTCAAGGCATGTTCTTAGGTGAGCTTATCCAGTACGCTCATAACAAGTCTATTTCCAAGAAGGGCTTCCTTAATAAGGAACTTATGCAACGTAATGGGATCTCTCAGGAGAACTTCGATAATCTATTGAAGATCCTTAAGGAATCCACTACCGTAGGCAAAAACAAGGAAATCACTATTGACAACCTTGATGCTATCCTCTCTAAGGATCCTGCCGCTCTTGCGACTCTTAGACGTATGGGCGACTATGTTGCTCATGAGGTAATCCAGAAGAATACCTTGGGTGACACTTTCCTTTGGGAGGGTGCCCAAAAGAATCCGTTTATGCAGTTGCTCTTGCAGTTCAAGACGTTCGCTCTTAGATCCTATGATAAGAGACTTAAGAAAATTCTAGGTAGAATGGCTGAGGGCGATGCACTTGGACAAGCCTATAGTATCTTCTTGTCTACCGCATTGGGTACCTTGGGTGCACTGACTAACACCCTTATTAATACTGCAGGTATGAATGAGGAACAACGAAAAGAGTACCTTAAGAAGACTCTAAAGTATGACCCTGAAGAAGGACTTACTTTAGACACTGCTCTGCAGGCTGGTGTTAATGGTGCTATGCGATCTAGCGTCGCGGCATTCCCCTCTTTGCTTCTCAACATTGCAGGTGTGAACACTGACGTTAAGACTACCACTGAAGGCTTCTCCACTCAGAAAGAACGGGATGAGCTATATGGGGGCTTTGACGTTGACAAGTGGTTTAGAGACTTGGCTCCTGCATACTCTACCATCAAGTCTTTCATGGACATTGCAGGGTACTCTGCTAATGTAGCTCGTATGACAGGTGATGAAAACTTCACCGATGAGCAACTAGAGAATCAAAAAGAGAAAGCTGTAAGAGCTATCCGTAATTCCACAAACATCCCCTTCCTTAAGTGGGGTGTTTATAATGTACTATCCGAAAAGGATGACTAACTAAAACAATGGCTTCTACTATTGCTAACTATCAGGGCAATGGGTCTACTACAGACTTCAGTGTGCCCTTTGATTATCTAGCAAAGAAGTTTGTGAAGGTCACCGTAGACTCCCTAGAGAAACTCGGGGGTGACTACGGTGACACCACTAAAGACTACTTCTTTGTAGATAAGACTACCATTAGATTCAATACAGCTCCCGCTAGTGGTACTGAAATTATTATTCGCAGATATACGTCTGCTACTGACCGTATTGTGTCCTTTAAGGACGCTTCGGTACTCAAGGCTAAAGACCTTGATGTGTCTACCATTCAGACTATTCATATTGCTGAAGAAGGTAGAGACATCATCAATGACGCACTCATTGTAGACAAGGAAGGCAATTGGGATGCTAAGGGTAAACGTATCATCAATGTCGGAGACCCAATTGATGACAACGATGCAATTACCCTTAAGTTCTACAAAGATGATGCTATGGGTGCCTATCAGGCTAAGCTAGATGCTGAGGCCGCTAGGGATGCCGCTAAGGTCTCTGAGAAGAACGCTAAGGCTTCTGAAGTTAATGCTAAGGAGTCTGAAGTAAACGCTAAGGCTTCTGCAGGTACTGCGGTATCTGCGGCTAAGCATGCTGACACCGTAATGGCAGAGAATCAGGCAATCATTGAAGAGGCTCGACAGATTCAAACCAATGTCGAAACCTCTGAGAGGAATGTCTATGAGAATACCGTAATCGCTACTCAAAAGGCTGAGGAAGCTAAGGTATCTGAGAGGAACGCTAAGGAGTCTGAAGACAATGCTATGGCGTCTGAGGTAAGTGCTTCTGATAGTGCCTCCTTGGCTAAGGATTGGGCTACTAAGACTACTGGTACTGTCGATGGCTCTGAGTATTCTGCAAAGCACTACGCTAATAAGGCTAAGGATAATGCTGATGCAAGTAACACTACTCTTGCAGAAGTTAAGGCTGAAGGTGCCAAGCAAGTAAAATCAATTACTGATACCGCAACCACTGAAATTAGTAAAATCACTAGTGAAGGGGGAAAGCAGGTCGGTCTTGTCACCAATGAAGGTACTAAGCAGGTTGCTAGAGTTACGACTACAGGTAACCAACAGGTATCTGCAGTTACCACTGAGGGCACTAAACAGGTTAACCTAGCGAAGGCTCAGGTAGCCTTGGCTGTCCAAGAGGTTACTAAGGCTAAGGAGCAGGTTAGTCTCGCTACTCAACAGGCTACGTTAGCTACGACTAAGGCTACTGAGGCTGAGGATAGTGCTACTGGTGCTTCCCAGTCTGCTACTGCGGCTAGTGCCAGTGCTAAGAATGCTAGTGCCTCTGCAGGTACGGCTACGACTCAGGCTACTAATGCGAGTAACAGTGCTAAGGCGGCTAAGCTCTCTGCGGACAATGCGGCTCTCTCTAAGACTGCGGCAGGTACCTCTGAGGCTAACGCTAAGGCTTCTGAAGTTGAAGCTAAGAAGCAAGCCGATCTTGCTAAGGGTTATGCTGAAGATGCGGCTTCTGGACAGCTAAATGCTGACTGGGAAGTTACTGATCCTAAGTCTAAGGCATTCATCAAGAACAAGCCTACGCTCGGCGCTCTTGCGTCTAAGGACAGCATTGCGTATAGTGAGATCACTGGTACTCCCCCTGAACAAGACCTTAGTGGTCTTGCTACTAAGAATGAGCTTCAGGCAGGTCTTGCAGGCAAGGCTAGTGCCTCGCATACGCATACCAGTGCCAGTATCACTGACCTGAGCACTACCTTGGCTCCGTATGCTACGACTGCTGTGATGAACACTGAGCTTGCTAAGAGGGCTCCTGTGTCTCATACTCATACGACTGCTCAGGTTACTGGTCTTGATACTGCTCTGGCAGGTAAGGCTCCTAAGAGTCATACGCATACTATTGCTAACGTTACGGGTCTTCAGGTAGACCTTACGGCTATCCGTGAGAGCATCACTAATGTGTCTTCTAAGGTTGACGGTATTGGTGACACTCTGTCTCCTACGTATGCCAAGAAGCAAGGTATCCTTGATGCCTGTGATAAGGCTCTAAATGGCGCTAATCCTGTCCACGCAGGAGACCCCACGCTTGATGAGATTAAGTTAGCCTTAGCTACCATTCAGGCTCAGTTGGGTCAGTTGGAGAGTAGAAGGTATGTTAAGGAGGCTGGTAAGAGTTCTGATGGTGCGGGTTGGTATCGTAAGTGGTCTGACGGTTTTATTGAGCAAGGTGGGCGAATTACATCGGTGACTACTACGATTTCATTACATACTGCGTTCACAAATACAAACTATACGATTAGCTCTAGTCAAGCAGGTTCATCATCGGCTAACATTACTCGTGTTGCAATCAAAGATAGAACAACAAGCAAGTTTACTCTTGAATACTGTGCGGCTAATATGTTACCAATAAGTTGGAACGCCTGTGGTTACTAAAGGATTACTAAATGGACGATCAAACTTTTCTTAATCAATTAGCTGAAAAGCTAAGCAAACTCGGTACTGTTAGACCCTTAGGTTTCCACTATCTTCACCCCTACGGAACAGTGCCTGCTGACTCTATTATTTGTAATGGAGCTACGTATTCTAGAGCTTTGTACAAAGACTTCTTTGATTACATTACAACTCAAGGGTGGGTGAAGACTGAAGCTGAATGGCAAGAGATTGCTACGAGAGACAATGGCTTCTGCCCTTTCTATAGCGATGGTGACGGTAGTACGAACTTTAGGACTCCTAAGTTTGCTCCTTATCAGCAGATTGCTATCACTAGTGGTGATGTTGGGAATTATCATAAAGCGGGACTGCCTAATATTGAGGGTGAGCATAATGGTACCCCTTGGATTTCTAAAGGAAGCGGGTGCTTTAAAGTTGTAAGTACAACGACTGATGTCCCAGCTGGAATTAATAATTCCAAAAATGCAGTTAGCTTTGATGCTTCTTTGTACAACCCTATTTATGGCAGATCAGACACTGTTCAGCCAGAATCTCACGAATGGGTAGTTTGTGTAGTAGCCTATGGCATTGCTACTAATGTAGGTTCTGTGGACATTCAGAACGTTATGTCTGCTGTGAACGCTGTACAGGCTAGTCTTGAGAATATAGTGCATATTGCAGAGACTTGGAAATCCACTGATGGTAGCTCTTGGTATCGAGTGTGGTCTGATGGGTTTATTGAGCAAGGTGGCCACTATACGTCTTCAGACAACAGCAATTTTACCGTTACACTTAACAAACAAATGAAAACAACCTATTACCACTGCGTCGTAACTGGTGGGTATAATGCCTCAACTGAAAGGGGTTGGGGGTACGTCTATAACAAAACCACCTCTAACTTTAAAGCTGTAGTTGTGGAACCTAGTGGTACGTGGGAAGTGCGTGGTTACTAAAAGGTTCTCAAATGGACTTCTACATCAATCAAAAGTTTACTGATATCTACCCTCCTGAAGCCGCTGTATGGTGTAACACCAGAGGTGACTGCAGTATTCAACAGGTAGACGGTGGGTATCAAATTATTCAGAACCCTGAACCTGATGATTCGATGGTAGCTGAGGCAATCAGAGATAAGAGAGACAATCTCATTGGTGAGACTGACTACTATCTCATGCCTGACTATCCTTCGAATCCTCAGAATCTTGAGGAACTTAAGGTCTACAGGCAGGCTCTTAGAGACGTCCCTAAACAGGAAGGTTTTCCTAGGGATGTCCGTTGGCCTGATGTGCCTAAGTTCCTCTGTAAGGACTCTGAATGGGAACCCTTGGGTCTCGCTAAGGTAGGGATCTAAGGTTATATCCAAGGTGTTCTTTGGGTAACTATGGACACCTTGGTTTCTTTATCTAAGTTACTTTATTTTATAAGGAATATAATTAGGGCAGAATTTGCTTCTAAGGGTGTTGCAGGTGCGGGTCTTGGTACTGGTATCGCAGGTCTTGCTCTCGGTGTCCTCAACAGCTCTAATAACGGCAATGGTCTCCTTGGTGGCCTCCTTGGCGGTGGCAATCAGAACGTAGTGTCTGCTCTTCAGGCTGAGAACAGCATGCTCAAGGCTGAAAACTACTCCGATAAGAATGCCAAGGAAGTCTATATGCAGTCTCTTGCAGACAACCGTAGACTCCGCGATGAAACCTTTGCGTATCTTAAGCCTCTGTCTGATGAAGCGGCCAACAATCGTGTTGAGCTTGCTAAACTTCAGGCTGAGCTTAAGTGTTGCTGTGAAAAGCAGGAACTCCGTGAGCAGATTGTCCTCGGTAAGGTTAATGAGCTTGCCCTGACGACTCAGGCGAAGTTCGGTTGCCTTGATCAGACCATTGCAGGCATGATGGGTACCATGAACAACATCACCAAGACCATTGTCCCGATGTCTGCTATCTGCCCTGCGCCTATGCCCCAGTATAACTCTTGGGTTGCTCCTACGACCACGACTACGCCTGCGGCATAAGGTAGTAGCTTATGAAAATCAGTTTGAGTAAAATCTCTCAGGTACTCCCTGAGTTCGTTGATACTCGACTGATGCCTAGTGCTCCCTCCACGATGAAGTGGCTTCTTGGAGGGAGTACGTTCTTGATTCTGCATCAGGCGGATACCCTCATCGGTAAGTATCTGCCTGTGCTGAAGCAGGTAGGCATCGTCGATGAGAACAACAAGGTAGACATCGAGGTTGCCAAGGGATTCATTAACAGTGCATTCGATAAGAGTGGTACTGTGGAATATCTTGGTTTTAAATTCGATAAGTCTGATGGCGAAGCTCTAATTAATATTATGGAGAAATACAAAGATGATTGACGAAAAGTGGGAAGAAGAAGAAGTGATTGCTATGTCTAAGCATAAGCTTCTTGAAGCTGTAGAAAAGCTTAATAAGGAAGCTTATCACAGTGCAGAAGACATTAGAAAGTATAAGGATGCCTATAAGGCTCTTTACTATCTCCTCAGTATTGAAAAGGCTAACAAGTAATGACCTTTAGAAATGACCATATCTTTACTACTGGAACACAGAACCCTTGTGTGATGGACTCTGATATTCCAGATATTGAAGGCTCGCCTACGGAGAACCTTGAAGACTCTTGGATTCCTAAGGAGTACACTGCCGCTACTGTGACTGGCACTGGGTTTACTGATGGACACGGTAAGATTACTTTTATTCCCGTACAGGTAGTAGCTGATAAAGCCATTTCTATTGATGCTATGGCTTCCTACGAGGTCACCTTTAGTGGCTCCGTAGGAGGCTTCGGTCAGACGGATCATGTGGTCTCCCTTAAGGGACTCTGTGGGGACGATCAGTATGTTTTCCTTAAGTCTGTTAATGTTATTTGCGGGGTAGATAATGAGGGAAATGGTGTTGTGGCTTGTCTTGTTCCGGATGCTACGGGAAAGATTAAGAGTAATGCACTGAAGTTTAGAACCATCAATATGGATGAGGCGTCTGCTACAAAGACAAGAACCTTTAAGGTGTACATTAATGTAACTGCCGAGATCTCCAATGCTAATTTTGGTCTTGGCCAACTGTTCCCCACCACTAAGTAATTATGAATATTCAAGTTTATTGGGATGGTAATGTAGGTGCCTGTGAGTATGAAGCTAGAAAGGGTTTCTATACGACAAAGCCTGTGATCCCTACGGTTACCTTCGACACCCTCGTATATAGCGAGGATGACAATGTTGCAACTAAGCTGATGGGTAATACTCCGTCTCAGCTTACTTCTCAGGAGATTGTTGCAGTTAAGCAGTTCGCTAATGCCAATTCTTCGGAAGTACCTTCTGCTGACACTGTTACTGTCGACAAGCATAATAACGACCCTGAGGCTCACCATGACATCAGAGTAAGCCTTAGCACCCTCAATGAGTATGCTCATCAGGTTGCATCCGTGTGGTCTACTGAGGTCGATCTCGTAGACCTCAACAAGGCATCCTTTGATCTCCCTTGGGAGTACATTGTTCAGGACATTAACAACTGTTCTGATAGTGCCAACAGTTTTAATTGGGTGTCCCCTGCCAATGAGGCATATGACGTTACCGTTAGAGTTGGTTTCTCTGGGCTTCCTGAGGGTACCAATGCTACTCTTACGCTAAAAAAGAATGGCACTGAGGTTATTGCTACGCAAGCCTTTACCAATGTGGGTAATGTCATCACCCTTAATAAGGACGGTGTTGTTCTTGCAGAGCGAGACAAGATGTCTTGCACCATTACCTTTGGTAGCATCCCTGCCTCTGGTATTATTACTCCTGCTAGATCCTATCTCAGAGTAGATAATCACGGCTCTGTTATTGCTAAGAGGTCTGCAGATTTTATGTGTAACACTATTGCCAATACGGTCTTCTATGAAGGAATTGAGGCTAGACTACAGCTTGATGAAGCTAGTAAGCCCGCCATTGTAGTCGACACTTGGAAGAATAAGTAAGAGGATTAAATGGAACTGGAAGTAATTAAGAAGGATGGTACCCACGAAGGATGGGATTGGGATAAGATTGAAGTAGCTATCCATAAGGCCGCCCAGAGGGCTAACGCTACGTACTCTGAGCATGACATTGGTAAGATTAGGGGCTATATTGAGAGCATTGTCTACAGCACCTATGATGAGGTGCCTACTGAAAAGCTACACGCTATTGTCATTGAGGCTCTTTGCAAGTACCTCCCGAAGATCGGAGAATCTTACAAGGAGTTCAGAGACTATAAGAACACCTACGCTAAGGCTTTCGAAGCTGTTAAGGATGAGGCAGACACTGTCCTCCTTTTGGGAGACAAGGAAAACGCCAACTTCGATAGTTCCCTTGTGTCTACAAAAGGTTCACTTATCAAGGGCTATCTGACTAAGCAACTGTATAAGCAATTCTACCTCACTAAGGAAGAGAAAGAGGCTACTAAGGTCGGTAAGTATTACATCCATGACCTTCGAGACATGATCTTTGGATCAATCAACTGTTGTCTCTTTGACATGGCTACTGTTCTTAAGGGTGGTTTTAGCATGTCCAATGTCACCTATACGGAGCCTACGAGTGTCCTTAGTGCCCTTCAGGTGATCGGTGACATCACCCTTGTAGCTACTGCACAGCAGTTCGGTGGATTCACTATCCCTCAGATTGACAAGACGCTCCTCCCGTATGCTAAGAAAACATATGAGCATGCGTTTAAGAAATACTTTGACCAGTGCAATATGGAGTTCGATGAAGCATGCGCAATGGCTATACAAGATCTCAAGCGTGAGTTGGGGCAGGGCTTCCAGTCTCTTGAACTGAAGCTCAATACTGTTCCGTGTTCTAGAGGTGACTTTGCGTTCACTACACTTACCTTTGGTGAGTGGAGTAACGATCTCCGTGCGGATGACAAGGCGTTTCTTGAGATGATTTGTGAGACTATCCTGTATACCCGCATGAAGGGACATGGGGGTAAACAGGTTGTGTTCCCTAAGCTCGTGTATCTCTATGATTGGGAACAACATAGCAGTGATGAGCACGATTATGTGTTCGATACGGCTGTTGAATGCTCCAGCAAGTGCATGTACCCTGATTTTCTAGCTATTAACGCTCCTAATGGCACTGTGTCTGAAACCTACAGAGCGTCTAATAAGCAGTGTGTTATCCATCCTATGGGATGCAGGGCGTACCTCACTCCTTGGAAGGATCCTGAGACTAACGAGTATGTGTCTGTTGGGAGATGCAACATTGGTGCGGTGTCTCTCAACCTCCCGTTGATCTTTAAGGCATCTAAGGGCGACTTCTGGGAAGAGCTTATGGCGAACCTTGAACAGATTCGAGGATTCCTTAAGCGTCGCTATGATATGATTAAGCATGCTAAGGCCAGCACGAATCCTATGGCATTCTGTCAGGGAGGTTTCTATAAGGGCTTTCTTAAGCCTGAAGATGAGGTAGGTGAGCTTACCAAGTATATGACAGCATCTTTTGGAATCTCTGCCTTGAATGAGTTTGCTATTCTCTTTACTGGCGGTAAGGATCTTCAGACTCCTGAGGGACAGAAGGCGGCTAAGGATGTCGTTAAGTTCATCTATGATGCAGTGCAGAAGTTTAAGAAGGAAGACGGATATCTCTATGCACTCTATGGTACCCCTGCAGAGTCCCTTTGCGGTACTCAGATGACTCAGTACCATGAATATTGTGCAAAGAATAACCTTAAGGATGAATTTGAAGGTAGAGCCTACTTCACCAATTCCTTCCATATCCATGTGTCTGCTGACATTACCCCTTTTGAAAAGCAGGATCTTGAGTTTGAGCTTTTCCATCTTATCGAGGGCGGACACATCCAGTATGTCCGTATTGACAACCCAGAGAATAAGTTGGCTCTCATTAACACGATCCTTCGAGGTATGGCTCGTGGGTTCTATCAGGGTGTGAACTTTGATGCGGCTTATTGTGAGGATTGCCACCAACATAGCTTTAATGTTGGCAATACGTGCCCCTATTGTGGTTCTAATAACCTGTCTGTCATCTCCCGTGTCTGTGGTTATTTGGGGTACTCTAACATCAACGGCAACTCCCGAATGAACGATGCCAAGATGGCAGAAATCAACGACAGGAAGAGCATGTGATGGAATTGCTAGTTAAAAGCGCTATAACCTTACTCCTACTGGGATTTAATGTGTGCGCAGTAGGTCTAGTAATATTTTCTTGCATACTATGCTACAAATCTATTAGAGACTGCATAGAAGGGAAAGGTTAATGAAAGAGGATAAAGAATAAAATGACGAATACTATGGAAGATCAAACCAAAGAGCTTATCGGAAATCTCCAGAAGGAACTTGGAATCTGGCTCAAGAGAACTAACCAGAATGCTCCTTATACTAGGCGTCTGAAGCTACTGTACCAGAAGTGCATTATTGAGGAGTTCAATGAGTTTGTCCAAGAGAACGCCGACACTCCTAACGACATGAAGGAGCTGTGTGACCTTATCTGGGTATGCGTGCAGTATGCCAATGTTTGTGGATACGACCTTGAAAGGGGTATGAACGAACTGGTGTCTGAATACTCCAGTAAGTTCTATGACAGTGAGGGTAATTACAATCCTCAGTTCAGAGAAGACGGTAAGCTCCTGAAGGGCACTGGGTTCAAGAAAGCTAACTTTGAGCAGTTCTTTGAGGAATGAGTACCCTTGATGAGGAGTCAGGTAACCTAGCAGAGAACATAGCACAGGTAGCTCCTTCATTGGCAGTATCCAGTGCTGTGATTCTCGGGTTACCTCTTAGCGATTGGGTGTACGTCATCACAATTATCTATACTTTTGTAGGTATCTGCACAATGATTAAAAAGCATTGGGTAGAACCTTGGTTAGAAAAGAAAAGAAAGGAAAAGAACAATGGACTATAAAGGACTTGAGAGCCTCCTAGGTAACATCCATGAGGAGATGCTTCAGAACATGCTTAATGACCTCAGGAACCCCGATAAGAGGTCTCCACAGCTCTATAATGCAATCATTAAGGAACTTGAACGTAATGGCATTGACTGTGTCCCTAAGGCTGGGGAGGGTGAGGAGAATGCACTTAGTAAGCTCCTGAAGGCTACTAAGGAGAACTTCGAGAATTCCTATAGGGGAGACATGAGTGTTAACTGAGAAAGAGGCTAAAGCCCTACTCCCCTACTATGAGAACTTCCCACTATTTACCTCTTTGGTTTGGAAATCTATCGGGTTGCCTTCTCCTACCACGTTGCAGGTAGACATTGCTAAGCTACTACAGAACCCTCCTAGTGACCGCATGATCCTAATGGGGTTCCGTGGTGTAGCTAAATCCTTTATTACGTGTGCATACGTTGTCTGGAGTCTCTGGAGGGACCCACAGACTAAGATCATGGTAGTGTCTGCCAACAAAGAACGAGCAGACGCTAATGCTACGTTTATTAAGAAAATCATCAATGAATTGCCCTTTCTGAGCCACCTAAAGGCTAGAGAAGGTCAAAGAGATACTCAGAACCTTTTTGATGTGGGCCCTGCCCTACCAGACCATTCACCTTCAGTTAAGTCTGTTGGTATTAAGGGCCAGCTAACGGGTTCCCGTGCAGACATCATTGTCGCAGACGACGTTGAGGTTCCAAGTAACTCCTTCACTCAGGTTCTTAGAGATCAGTTGTTTGAACTCGTCAAAGAGTTCGACGCTGTCCTAAAGCCTGGTGAAGGTAAAAAGATCATCTATCTTGGCACTCCCCAGAATGAAATGAGCCTCTATAACGAGCTACAGGAGCGCGGATACACGGCTGTAATCTATCCCGCTAGGTACCCCTATGATGACTCTCATAGAGCCTCCTATGGCGATAGATTGGCCTCTATCATTGCTGACAAGTACGACAAGGATCCTAAGCATTGGGCAGGTAAGCCTACAGACCCCCTTAGATTCTCTGAAGAAGATCTACAGAAGCGTGAACTCTCTTATCGTAAGGCAGGCTTCGCTCTGCAGTTCATGCTTGACACGGCCCTCTCAGACGCCGATAAATACCCTCTACGGCTTCGTGACCTCATCGTAGGTATGTTCCCCTTAGACGAGGCCCCAATGAAGCTCACGTGGCTCCCTGAGCCTTCTAAGAGGGTTCCAGTTGATGAGTGTCCTCCGATGGGCCTTAAGGGAGATTCTTACTTCTACTATCATGCCTCATCCAATGAAGTAGTCCCGTATGCCCATAAGATCCTATGCGTTGACCCCTCAGGGCGTGGTAAAGACGAAACAGGTTATGCTGTTCTCTACTACCTAAATGGATATATCTACGTCATGGAAGTAGGAGGTCTATTGGGAGGCTACTCTGATGTAGTCCTCAATAAGCTAGCTAAGGTAGCTAAGAAGTACAAAGTCAATGAAGTGGTCATTGAAGGAAACTTCGGTGATGGCATGTACATCAAACTCTTTGAACCTGTACTAAAGAAAACCTATAGTAACTGCGGGGTTACTGAAGTCAAGTCTACGGGACAAAAAGAACTCCGAATCATTGATACTCTTGAACCTGTAATCTCTAATCATAAAATGTGTGTCACCCCTGAGTGTATCAGGAATGACTACTCTACCGTACCTGAATCTGACTACAAATATGCTTGTTTCTATCAGCTCACTCGTATCACTGTTGATAGAGGTGCCCTTATTCATGATGACCGTCTGGATGCTCTGGCAATCGGAGTTAAATACCTTGTGGACTTCATGGGCGTAGATGCTGATGAAGGTATTAACGAACTAACCGAAGAATGGCTAGAGGAGTCTATGGAGTCCCTGTATGGATTCTATACGTCCAATATCGGAGGTGTGATGGTAACTGAAGATAGGCACAGCCCTAAAGGTACCTCTAAGGGTGTAGACAGATATAAGGATAAAGGGTATACATTCAAGAGGTGATAACTGAAATATGCTTTATTAGTATTGAACACTTGTTCAGTAAATAATAAAGACAATGTAATAGAGAAAACAAGGTATTTCAGAATAAAATCCATACTCCTAGGGGGGGCTAGGAAAGACATATATAGATATACATATAGGTCTTTTCTAGCTCCCCCTTTTTGTTAGAAATGAAAGTATCAGAAGTAAAAGGTATCAGTGATGATGGAGTCTTAAGAAAATCCTTAGGGTATCTATAGACCCTTATGGGGATCTATAGACCCTTATGGGAGTCCATAGACCCTTATGGGAATCCTTAGGTGCCTATAGACCCTTATGGGAATGACCTCAATGAACAATACCAATAACACTAAAAATAAAGTATTCATCACCATCAAAATCATCATTATCATCATCCTCTTTATAATGTCTTTGTTTAACGGGGATGTGTCTACTGTTGATGCTCTTCTACGTACTCTTGTGACTAGTCTATAATTACTTCCAGTTCCCCCTTGGGTCCCCTTACTGCTAGCAAGCTAGCTACGGGTTCCTGAGGGGTTTTATTTAAAGTTATCCACAGGTTATCCACAGCTAGCTCTTGCTAGCACAGGTATAACTACAGGTAACTAAGGGGGATCATAAAAATTGATCAAATTTGTGAACCCTCACTTAAGGAGTTCACGTGCGTGGATGCCCCCGTGGGGGTGCCTGGGGGTGCCTGCGGGCTCCCGCTGTGTCCTTTGGGGT